GCCATTTACCAGCGCCTTATATGTTGGATCATACCTATCAGTGATAGAATATTCAGAAGGATGGCGCCGGGACAACTCCCACAAAAAGGGGTTTTGGGGGTCCAAGTCAAGAAAAGAGTTAAGTATCACAGATTGAAACACCTCTCGAGGCAAGGACGTAGGGCTATTGGAGAGCAGTCGTCTAAAGATTCTTTCCTGAGAAAAGAATCTACCATGGTTATCAAAAAGTAAACCACAGAAGCTCGCATCTCCGGGATTATTCACAACAAATGTATCCCGAGCATCAAAGCCACAATTCAAAGTGTGATTGAGGAAGAGGTCCAGAGAAAAATTCTCCGGAACATTAACAAGGGCATCGTCCCCCTCACACCACACCTTGTATTCACTAATGCCTTGCTTTGACAAGACATATTTGATCAATGCCAAATTAAGAACGGTGTTACCGAGTGAGGTAGTAAAATCCCCACTCATCCTAACGTTGGGTACGTCGGCTCGTATCCCCACAGTTGAGATCTTCACACGCTCTACATGCTTGATGCTTGCCCATAACAGGTAATCGGCAGAATTACCTCCCAACGAAAATGCTTCAGAGAGCATTTTCTGGTAAGTCACATCAACTGAAGACTCCCAGGCACTAAAGTCAACAGATACCCATAAAGGGAAAGGGCCTACCAACTCTTCCATCCGCTCATCCATTGACAAGCGTTTAACAACATTCTTACTCTCATGAAAAAACCGGTCCGCCAGCCTCCACAAGAACATACACTCCATGTATTTATGGACAGCAGGAGGATCAGCTATATAACGCGGGGGTTTCAAGGACAAGTAACCTTCGTCCTTGATAAAACACTTATAGGCACGACTCATGCCGAGTAACAGAGCCTTCGATAAAACTGAACCCCACAACTTGCTAGCACAATCCTTAACCTTACGCCACCACGTATCCTTCTTCCACAGTGGCCAGGATCTACTTTGCAAGTACTCCTCTGGTTCAAACTCACCCACAGATGGGAGTTCCCAAGAGCCGAGAGTATCCTTAAGAATGCTG